GTGCAGTTCAAGCATCCGTTTCACATCTTCCATGCGGTCAGCCTACCCCGTGCCACGGGTGGCAGATCCAGCCCACCCCTCACGAGGAGCCCCATGACTTATCCATCTGGCGTGCAGCTTGCCACGCTGACGTTTAGCAATCCGATCACTTTCCTTGGCAACGCGGCGACCCGGACGGAGGTGACGTTTCAGCCGACTGCTGGCGTTGTGTGGGCTGCTACGGGCGAACCGATGGACGACTTCACGGAGACTGTCGCACCAGGCGCCGGTATGCCGGGGTCTTTGACTGCGCCGTTCGTTGACCAGCCGGGCTTCACGGATCAGGCCGGCAACGCGTTTACCATGTGGGCGTACGTCGTCACCCGCCTTACGTGGTTCGGATCATCCGTCAAAACGGTCCGGAAGAACTGGCAGCCCATCCTCGGGCAGGACACCATCGACTTCGACAACCTGCCCGGCGGGAACATCGGGCTCCCGGTGTCCGCGCCGATTGTTCCGGTGACGTCGGTGGCGGGTTTGACCGCGGCTGTCGGTGCGGAGTCGCTCGCTGGCGCCCTGTCCGAGTTCATGCCCATCCCGGACGTTTCCGGCAAGCTTGACGCCTCGGCGGTGGGCGGCGCGTTCGGTGTCGCGCCACTCGGATCCGATTCCAAAGTCCCCGACGCGAGCCTCCCCACACGGCTCGGCGCAGCGGCACTAAACGCCACTTATGTCGGGCTGGTCCAGGCCGCGAAGAACCCCGATCTGCTGATCGCCGGGGCTGTCACGCTGGACGGCTCGGACCAGGTGATCAGCGCAGTTGTGAAGTGGCCTGACGGGACCCCCGGCACCCTGACAATCACCGCACGGCACGCTACTGGCGCGGTCACCAACTACAACATCACTTACGGTTCGCCGGTCACGAAGACCTTCACGCAGCCGACCATCACGCGGAACACCAACGGCGCCGCAACCAACGTCCCCCAGATTGTGGTGAGCTAACAATGGGCATCCTCGACACCCCCGCCTACTCCCGCGCAGCATCAGACGCGACATACGCCCGCCTCAACAGCGGCCGGCCCGGGAACCGGGTCGTCTACCTTGGCGACTCCATCACTCAGGCATCGTGGCAGAACAGCAGCGGCACACAGGGGTCCTCGTTCCCGCTGTACGCCCAGATGATTTCCGGTGGGCGGGTGCTGACAGCGCGCAACGCTGGCGTCTCCGGTGAGCGCTCTGACCAGATGCTCGCCCGCTTCGACACGGACGTCACCCCGTACGCCCCGAACGCGGTCATGCTCACCGCAGGCCGCAACGACATCAACCAGGGCGTCACACTCGCGACGTTCAAGGTCAACGTCTTGGCCATCATGGCGAAAATCCGGGCCATCGGTGCAATCCCTATCATCGGCCTGATCCCACCGACGAACACCACGGCGCAGCACGGCGACACCATCAAGTTCAATACGTGGCTGAAATACTATGCGGCATCCAACGGCATAGCCGTCGTGGACTTCTACAGCCTGTTCGTTGACCCGGCAAACGGTAACTACCTAGCCGCGTACTACACGGACGGTACGCACCCCAGCCACTCCGGCTACCTCGCAATGGGTCAGCTCGTCTCCGACAAGCTGTCACCGCTCCTGCCGACGTGGGGTCCGCAGCTCGCAGTGGACAACGGTGACGGGGCGCAACTCTACGGCACCAACGCCGTCCTACTGACGGACACCAACGCGGATGGCGTACCTGATGGCTGGTTCGCCTATGGCGGGTCCACTGGCTACGCGCACGCCCTCGTCGCGGACTCAGCAGTGCCGGGCAAGATGATGCAGATCACCCAGACCGCGAACGTCTCGCTCCGGGCAATGCAGCGCACTTTCACCGGATTCACGGTTGGCGACAAGATTGCACTGGCCGGGCGGATCACCACTGACGGCGGGGTCCGCACTCAGGTGAAGCTCACCTTCACCGGCAGCGGCACGACTGCGCAGGCTGCGGACTTCACCAACGCCGTCACCCGCGGCGTCTTCTATTACGAGTTCGTCGTGCCGGCCGGTACGACGGGTGTGCTCGTGGACCTGATCGCCAACGCCGGCACCGGCGTTGTGTCCTGGGGGCAACTCACACCCGTCAACTTGACGGCGCTAGGCATCAGCTAAGGATTGCCGCCTTGATCGCGACCCCGAAACGCCCCCACTCTCTTCGGAGGGTGGGGGCGTTTTTGCGTTACCCCTAGGGGTATGCTGGACCATCCCCCCAATGGGGGGATATGCAGTCGAATTGCCCCCAATCAGGCGGTTTCTGCGATGGTGTTGACACCTTCCGGTTATGTGCATAGACTATGAACATAACAACAACGAAAGGCAAGACAATGAACACCTACCGCGTACAGATCATGGACACCGCAACCGGTAACGGCCTCGGCGCTGTGCGGGTCGAATCCGCCGACAAGGACGCCGCAGTCATCGAAGCCAAGAAGAAGATGGTCCGCAACGCCAAGGGCTACAACGCCAAGTACAGCAACGAAGGCCTCCCGCAGTGGGCATGGAAGAGTGAGAACCACGACGACTACACCGCATGGGGAGCCATCCGCAAGATGCCCGCCAAGAAGGTCACGGCATGACCGCAGAGGCGGCGCCCCGCTCGGGGCGCCTGCCCGACCTGCCCGGCAAGGCGCCGGGCGTCGTGGCAGTGCGGGAGGGGCCGCGAGGCAAGCTCTACACGCTCCAGTGCGAGAGTTGCTTCACGACCGAAGAGCCAGAGCATCTAATCCTTATGACAATCCACTTTCACGCACGATCCCGCGACGGTTACAACCCCAGGCTATGCAGAGCATGTCGAGCCATCGCATACTCGGACTGCATCTGCGACAACTGCCGAGAGGATAGGCGATGACCGACCCACTAGAAGCCGCTGCCGCCGCGCACAAGGCCGCGCTAGCCGCACAGGTAGAGATGCGTCGGGCGGCACGCGAGCGTGACGCGGCGGTCCAAGCAGCACGCGCCGCCGGCGTGCCAGCCGCCGACCTAGCGACCGCACTAGGCGTCAACAGGCACCGCATACACGCCATGCTCAAAGCAGCCGAGACAAAGTAGGGAGCGCCGATAGTGGAACCGTTTGAGCGAGACGACTACCCATTCCCCGGGCAGTGCGTTGCGATCATCAACCCAAAGTCAGAGGCAAGGGCCAGGCGCTGCGGGAAGCCATCAAGCATCCACATCGCCGACCACTTCCCGGTGTGCTCGCTGCATCGGGAGTACCTAGACGACGAGATGTTCAATTCGTCGTCCGCCGATCTGATTCAGATGCAGGCGAGGCGCATCGAGGATCTAGAGAGGGAACTACTCCGGATGAAGGGAAGCGCGGCAGAATGGCGCCGACTGGCAAACGCAAAGCATGGGAACCTCGTCGGCGAGTCCTATAGGCCAGTGCCCGCCAAGGACTCATTCGTCTACTTCATCAAAGGCGGCGACTACATCAAGATCGGGAAGGCCGACAACCCGGGCGCCAGGTTCGCTCAGTTGCAACTCGGCGGCGTGATTATGCCGGAGGGGGTCAGGCCTTCGGACATCAAACTCGTGGGAATCGAGCGCGGCGGATTCGAGCGCGAAATCGAACTGCACCACAAGTTCGCCGAGACTAGGGTCGCTGGCGAGTGGTTCCATGCGAGCGGATCACTCGTTGCCTACATCCAGGCATTGCCTCAAATATCATCCCCCCAATGGGGGGATGCAGTGCGGTTTGAGGCCCTTTTAGCGGTTTAAATCAAGTCCGTTTTTCTAGTCTCAATCGGCCTACTTCCCTTTATTGGCGCGGCAGGATGGCCACAAAAGGAGCACAATCAAATGGGGTTCAAATCCCCCCGTCTCCGCCCCGGGATCCCCGGTAACTCAAGGAAGTTACCGGGGATCCCCCCAAATACCTCGAAAATCCCCCCACGACCGTATAGAGTCGAATCAAGAATCACCCGGAGCCGTTGAGTTCTAGGGGAATCTTTTAGTTGCCGGATTATCCGTCAGGACTCCCGGCCCTACGACTGGAGGGGGAAGCGTGAGGATCTATCAGCCGGTAGACGGCCCGGACAGATTGCCGCAAGCAATGGTGGAGGCATCCACGGAGTATGACTGGGCAGAACTGCCCGACTGGCTGCAGGATGCAATGCGCATCGCGGCCAGCGCACTCTCCCGCTGGGCAGAGATGCAGGACTCCCCCATCTCTGGGGAGGTTGTCCCGGAAACGTTCGCTGATCGGATGGCCGCACGCTCACTAGAAGCCGTACAGCACGACTCCTGGAAACGGAAATAGCCACATGGCGACGATTGAGGCGCGGAAGAACGCCGCCGGCCGGATCACGAGCTACCGTGTCGAATGGTACGACAAGGGCGAGCGGCACCGGCAAACACTCCCGACCGAGACAGCCGCCGCCCAATGGAGGGGCCTGCTCGAAGCCGTCAAACACGACACCCAGGCGGCGCAGACGGCCCTGTTGCGGCAAGTCTCCCGCTCCCCCTCATTCGAGGACGTCGCGCTCGGGCACATCGAACGGCTCATCAACGTCCGCGAATACACCGTCAAGCGATACCGCGGCTACATCAAGAACCACTTCGGCGGCCTCGGACACCTGCCGGTAGACCAGATCACCGAGGACGACCTGATCCGCTGGATCAAGGGCATGACCAAAAAAGGGTGCTCGCCGAAGACCGTCGCCAACGTCCACGGATTCGTTCACGCCGCCATGAACTCGGCCGTCCGCCGACGACTCCGGCCCGACAACCCCTGCAACGGCCGGCTCCTGCCAAAGGACGACGCCACCGAAGACAAGGCCATGTTCCTCACCATGGAACAAATGAACGCCATCATCGACCACGCCGACGAATGGCATCGGCCCATGTGGCGGCTCCTCATCGGCTCAGGGCTCCGGCTGGGCGAGGCAACGGCACTGACTAGGGCCGACTTCCAGCTCGACGCCGTAACCCCGTCCGTGCGAATCATGAAGGCCTGGCAGGAAATGGAAGACGGCTGGGCTGTCGGGGCACCGAAGACGAAGAAGGCGCGCCGTACAGTGGCCCTCGCGCCGTCCACCGTCGCAGCGATCCGGGCCCGCGTCGAATCCACGCCCAACGGGAAGCCCGTCTTCACCATCTCGCCGACCACAACCGTTTACCCACAACACCGGCAATGGTTGGACGCCTGGTATGCAGCGGTAAAGGCCGCCGACCTTGGATTGAATCAGCGGCCGAGGATCCATGACATCCGGCATAGCCATGCGAGCATGATGCTGGCCGGCAATATGAACCTGTTCGAGTTGGCGAACCGGCTAGGACATGAAAATATTTTGACGACCACGAAGACATACGGTCACCTCGTCCCGGATGTCCATTTTCGGGCGGCCGCGATGGTCGAGACAGCACTCACCGGCATCATCGAAGCCTGACCCGCAGACAGCTCCGTAGCGCCCGCAAATAAGCCCCGTCATCCAACCGGACGGCGGGGCTCTTTTGTCGTCTTAGAGCGTCGGTCGGTGGCCTGTCCGTGGCCGGCGCGATGCCAGGACCGCGGCGCGCAACAGCTCGAACAGATCCTCGCCGAGCACTTCGCAAATGTCCTCGACGTCGTTCGCGGTGAATGATGACTCGTCGCGGAGCCGTTTCGAGATGTACGACTGCGAACGGTCGGTCTTCGCGGCAAGCTGGGCGCCGCTCATTCTCTGACGCGCCATCGCTGAGCGAATCTCGGCCGACACGGCACGCGCGAACGGGCCGGGCTCCGGCTGCTTTCCTGATGGCACGCCCATGACAATACCGCCCTTTGAGTTCGATAACCCGCTGACCAGCAACTCTGCCCCATAAGGGCTATCTAAGTCCATATGAGAGCGATCGGCAGTAATCTCAGCATATCCGCAGGCCTACCGCAACATACGCGCAGGTGGTCAGGTGCCTAGTCTCCATGCGGTAGATTAACCAGCATGCGCACGCCTTGAGCAGCCGGGGATCGCACTTGTCAGACGGTGCCTGTACGGTCTTGCATTAGTACATATATTCGAAAAATCCCGGGGGTTCCACACCATGCAGTTCGATCGCGCTTATACACTCGCCCGCCAGACGCCGACGGCGGCCCTCAGTGAAGCGTGGGATACCCGCGAAGATGCTGCCCTGGCGTGCGCACATGGAAAGCGCCCCATGACCATTCGAGAGGCCGGGGCGCTTGCCGAGTTGCATGGGTTGAAGCTATTGGACGTTCTCGCCGTCTAGCCGGCGCTGCGCTCGGCCTGCCAGCTCGATATAGCTCAGGCCGAGCGCGTCGGAGATCCCGACGAACACCGGCAACGGGATGTCCCTGTCTCCGGCGAGGTAGCGGTGGAGCGTGCTCGTGTTGATCCCGGCCCGCTTAGCTAGCTCAGCCTGCTTCCACCCCTTCGCTGCCATTTCCGCCTTTATCTGGACTGCGATGGCCGACTGGATGTCCTGTCCGTAAGTTCCCATATAGACAACATATCGCCCATTTGGCGCGTTAACAATCCAATGCGGGAATTTTCCTTACTCGACTATTGCCCGACTACTACTTGGCTGTGACACGCCGAGTACCCGCCGTCGGCTTGACTTAGTTCCCATATGGGAATAACTTGAACCACATGGGAACAAACAACACGGCTGTAGTTACCGCCACCACCAACCACAACATCCTCCTGGGAATCGTGAAGCAGGGCACCACGAAGAACGCCGTCGCCCAAAAGGCCGGCATCCCCAAGACCACCTTCAACCGCAAAGTCGACGGCTACTCAGACTTCACCCTCGCCGAACTCGGCGCCGTAGCCGAAGCCCTCAACCTCACACTCGGCGACATCCTCCCCGTGAACCTCCTTATCGCCAAGGACGCGGCCTAACCATGGGCCGCATATCCCAGTCCTACGCCACCACGCAGGACATGGCGGCCAAGTACCGGATCGGCGACGACACGGTCCGCCGAAAAGCCCAGACAGGGGAATGGCCCTGTGACCGCATCGGCCGCCTCTACCGATTCAGCCCGGACCAGCAAGACGAAATCGCGCAGATCGTAGCCGGAGACAAACCCGGCGGATACGACAAAGACCGCATCGCCGCAGCACTCCGCAAGCTAAGCGCCTAGCACCACCCGCCGCAGCGCCAAGCGCCGGCCGCACCACCCCAGCCCACATCGGGCAACCACCCCCACCGAATCGCCCCTCTTGTCTTTCGAGACTTGAGTTACCTAGGGAGAGCTCTGTGTTTTTCAAAGACGTAGACCGCACAGCACGTAAGAACGACATCCGCGACGCACTGCTAAACATCGCCGCCGACAACGGTGAGGACCTGTCAAAGGCACGCGCCGACAAGCTGGCCGACAAGTTCAAGCGCGGCGAGTTCGACCCGATGCTCGCACGCTTCATCCAGTACAGCGACCCGACCGGCGAGGCAGCCACCCGCAACGTCGACGCCGAACGCCTGGACGTGGCCGCATGAGCGCCCGCGACGAACTGGCCCTCGTGCTCGCCAACGCGCAAAGGCTCCGCAACGGGTCATCCATATTGCCGAGCGCAGCCCGTGTATCACGGCTCGCGCTGGATGACGCCGACGCTATCCTCGCCGCTGGCTACCGCAAGCCGCAGGCCATCACCACCGCCGAAGAGATTCGTGAGCTTCCGGCGCTGACCATCGTGGTCTACGACGACACCTCTACGGGTGGCCTGCTACAGACCTATGTCGTCCCGGACGACGGAACGGTGATGTTCAAGGACTGCGGAGAGTTCCACCTGATGACCTTTGGCGGGGATTACATCGACGCCAAGGACATGCCGCTTCCATTGACTGCCGTTTACGAGGTTGGGGCATGAGCGACCCTACCCACCGCGCTACCCGCCGGAACCTGGCCACCCAGCCGATCCCCGGAAATAAGCCCCGCCCGAAGAAGCTCCGCGGCAACATCGCGCTCACCCCGGACGAGATCAACATCGCCATGGAGATGGCCAGCAAGATCCGGCTCAAAGAGGACTTGGCCGCCTACGCCGCACGAAAGAGGACAGCATGAGCTACACGCCGATCTATGACCAGTTGATGCGGGAAGCCGACATCACCGCCGACGACGCCCACACGCTGCGGACCCAGTTTGCGGTGATGTCGGCATGATCGCCGCGGCGTTGGAGGACTCGCACGAAGCGTGGCACGAGGACGCGGTCGCAACGATCGTCGCCCTGTCCCTCGCGCAGTTCATCTTCTCGGCTGATGACCTCGCCCGGGAGATGCGCCGCCCGCCTCACCCGAACGCGCCCGGCCAGGCATTCAGCGCGGCCCGCGCCGCCGGCTACATCACAGCCGTCGGCTATCAGCAGTCGACAACCAAGTCACGCAAGAACGGCGTCATCCGCACATGGACGCGCCAGATCAACAAAGGAGTTGAAGCAGCATGAACGCCCCGTTCCTCATCTGCCTCGTGATGGCCATCGGCTTCGGCGTGTACGCGCTCTATGCCCGCCACATTGACCGTATGGACGACTTCCACCTGATGCACGGGCCCGCCGCCGGCTGCGTCGAATGCGAGGGGAAATGAGCCACATGCCCGGGTTTGCCTCAGCCGAACGGGCCTACGAGAACATGGAGCCGCCCACCGACGCCGAGGAATGCGAGGACGGCAACTGCGAGCAGTGCGAGCCATGCCTGGCCGCACGGGCGCAGGACGAAGCCGACGACTACGCCGAGATGCAACGTGAAGACGCCCGGATCGAAAGCAGGTGGGAATCGTGAGCTTCAACCCACGCGGCTGCTCTAATGCGGACTGCATCTGCCATAAGCCGGGATTCTGGCCCGTCTGTCCCAAGTTCGAGTACTACTTCACCCGCTACTGCGTCCGATGCGGCTGGGAACGCCACGACCACAAGCGCCCGCCCCTGATCCATAAGGGAGGCAAGCCATGAGCGCGCCGGCCATCGACCATAGTTCCGCGGCGTCCGTCGTGAAGGCCGCTAACCGTTGCCGCGACGTACTGACCGCCCGCCTCGACGCCGACCCGGACAGCCCCATCGCGGCTGACCTGCAGATCCTGGCCGACGCCGCCCGTGCGATCGCCGCCGACTATGAAAGAAGAACGTCATGAAAGCTTGGATCCGCGCCTTTGTTGCCCGTCACCTGATCGCCGACGACCCCAACCCGACCCCTTCCCGCCTTGACGCACCGGACGCTCTCGTCGCCTCCGCATGGGGCTTCACTGAGGCTGAATGGTTCGACCTCACCGACCACGAGCGTTCCGACCGCCGCGCCACCTACACGAAAGCACCGAGGTACACCGCATGAGCGCACTAAAACCTACCTGCCCATCCTGCAGCCGTCCGGGCGGGGCACTCACCGCAAAGCCGCACTGTGGAAGCCAGACGTGCGACTGGAACCTCTGCAACTGCGGCGCGACCTACAGCCGCAAGTCCGGCGCGGGTTTCGCCAATACCCCGAAGCCGGTCCACTTCCCCCCGAGGAAGCCATGAGCCGCAGCATCCGCCCGGATTACGAAAGCCTCCGCGAGGCTCAGGCCCGGGCGCAGGAAGCCGACCGGATCGGCCCCGACCAGGAACGCGCAGACACCTACGAACGCGAGGACCACAAGTGAGCGCCGCAACCGAGATAGCAGAGAACGACCTCGAAGGCCTGCCCGCCACGCTGGACGCCGTCCTGATCGCCCACCCAACGTGGAAGGCAGTTGACGGTAAGACTGTTTGCGCCGGGCCTGATTGCGACTGGGTCAAGCCGCCCGGACGAAAGTCCACCCCGCAACGCTGGCGCAACCATCTGGCCTTCGAGCTGCAAATGGCTATCGGCGAATGGTACGACGAAGGGACCGCCGCATGAACGCCTACCAAGCCCAGCGGATCAGGTTCGGTATCCTCGCCGCCCGTCACCTCTACGACCGGGAAGCCATGACGCCGGACCAGGTCGACTACCTCGAAGGGTGCGAGGCTCACGGTTGGATGATCGGGGACGCCGGGACGCTCAAAGCCTTTGAACGGGAATGCGAGCAGATCCTCGACCGGCGGACACGATGACACCAGACCCGGACGCCGAAGCACTCGCCGCCGCCAAACTCACCCGCCGCCGACGCAAGTGCATCGCCGAAGGATGCCACACCGAGGACTGCCAACGATGCGGGCTCAAATGAGCTGCGAAGCCGAACGCCGAACCCGGATGGCCCTCTACGCCATAAGCATCCAAAAGGGCAACGGCGAATGGAACCTCAACAGCATCGAACGCATCCTCGACGGCCCGCCCTGCGACTGCACTAATCAGGGTTCCGACACGAACCCTAAACAGCCCGGCCACTATTCAGGGGAAACCCGAAACGGCTGATTAGCCAAAAACAACCACGGCGCCTGAATGGGCGCCTTTTTCATGGGAGCACAATGAGCTTGCAAATTTTCAAGGAACTAGAACAGGGCAGCGAGGAATGGCTCGCGGCACGTTGCGGCATCGTCACGGCCAGCGTCGTCGGGCATCTCATCACCAAGGGTTCACCGGATGCACTCGCCGTCGACTGTCCAACATGCCCGCGGTTGGCTGGGGAGTCTTGTGTAAGCGTGGCCCGCAAAGTTGCCACACCGATCAAAACCATCCATCCCGAGCGGACGGCCAAGGCGGCCGAACTGCCGCCCGTTTATACCGTGGCCGACAACGACACGTCACGCGGCCTAACCATGACGCTGGCGGCCGAGCGCATCACCGGCCATGTTGAGCTAGTGCAGCCATCCCGTGCGATGGAACGCGGCACCCTCGACGAGCCATACGCCCGGGACAAGTACAGCGAACACCATGCGCCGGTCGATCAAATCGGCTTCATGGTGCGCAACTTCGGAGAGTTCCTGATCGGCTACTCACCGGACGGGCTTGTCGGCGAAGACGGACTCATCGAAATCAAGTCGCGGGCCCCTAAGAAGCACCTGGCCACGATCCTGGCCGATGAAGTGCCAGCCGAGAACATGGCCCAATGCCAGACCGGGCTACTCGTCTCTGGCCGCGAATGGATCGACTACGTCTCCTACTGCAGCGGGATGCCGCTATGGACCAAACGCGTCAAGCCGGATCATCGCTGGCAAGACGCGATCTGGGACGCCGTCGAGGCCTTCGAGAACAACTCGCTGGACATCATCGCCAACTACATGGAAGCCGTCGAAGGGCTCCCGAAAACCGAACGCATTGACCACTTCGCAGAAATGGAGATCACCTTCTAGTGGACATATCACAGGCTCTAGTGGCCAAATCGGACCAGCTCAACGCCTCGGACCTGACCGGATCGCCGATCGTCGCAACGATCAAGGATGTCCGGAAAGGTGACGCAGCCAAACCGGTCATTGTTGACCTTGAGGGCATGGACGGCCGCCCGTGGAAACCGTCCAAGGGGATGCTCCGAGTCGTCGCGCACGCATGGGGCGCCGAATCCGACAAGTGGATCGGGCGGCTGGTCAAACTCGCCAACAACCCCGAAGTGATCTACGCGGGCGAAAAGGTCGGCGGCGTCGAGGTCATCGCAATGTCGCACATAGACAAGGCATTCACCATCCCCGTCCGCATCAGCCAAAAGAAGGTCAAGCAGCACGCCGTCGCCGTCCTGGCCGAACCCATAACCGAGCCGTGGCGGGCGCAATGGCAAGCAATCACCAACGCACTAACCGACGCCGGATACGACGGGGACTCCAAGCAGTTGCTCGCCACGGCCGGGCAAGTCATCGGCGCCACATGGGCCCACCCGAACAAGATCAGCGCCGAGGACGCACAGAAAATCCTCGCCGCAGTACGCGAAGACAACCACCAGGAGCAGACAGTATGAGCGTCTCAATAACGGCCAGCGAGGTCTGTCGGGTTCCCAAAAGCCCGATAGACGGAGTCGGCATTCAGCTCCGGATGGCCAGCGGAAACTACATCTACTTCACGCCCGAGGTGGCCGCCCAATGGCTTACCGTCCTCGAACCAATCGCAAAGGAAAGCAAGTAAATGGCAGGCGAAACAACGATCACAGTCATCGGCAATTTAGTCGGAGATCCCGAGCTCAGGTTCACCCCGTCAGGCTCGGCCGTCGCTAACTTCACCATCGCATCGACCCCGCGCACGTTCGACCGGCAGTCGAATGAATGGAAGGACGGCGAGACACTATTCCTCCGGGCGAGCGTCTGGCGCGAAGCTGCGGAAAACGTCGCCGAGTCGCTGACGAAGGGTATGCGCGTCATCGTCTCCGGCAGGCTCAAGTCCCGCAGCTACGAAACCAAAGAGGGCGAGAAGCGCACGGTCATCGAGCTTGAGGTCGACGAGATCGGCCCCAGCCTTCGCTACGCCAACGCCAAGGTGAACCGGACGCAGCGCTCCGGAAACAGCGGCGGCCAGCCAGGCAACGGCCAGGCATCCGGCGGCAACTGGGGCGGCAACCAGCCGGCCGCGCAGACCTCCGACGGCTGGGGCAGCGACGAAGGCCCCGCGTTTTGAGCTACGACATCTGGGCCACAGTAGAGCCCGCGCCAAACAGATTCAGCACACACCTCGACCTCGGCAACATGACGAGCAACGTCTCGCCCATGTGGCGGACTGCCTGCCCGTCATTGGATGGACTGGCCGGGATCCACGAGCGCAAGGGGTCGGAGATAAGCGCAGCACTCGGGGCCGGACTCCGGTTCATGTACCACCAGCGCCGCAAGCTCGAAGAGCTCAATCCCGAAAACGGCTGGGGCAACTTCCCGGCAGCGTTCCGATACTTCGCAGGAGTAACCCGAACGGCGCGAGCGCACCCTGACGCGACATTCTACGTCTGCCGCTAATTAGCACACCCGCACCACAACCCCCCGCGGCCGCCACCGAGCGGCCTTTTTCGCACCCCGCGGCGCCCGGCACCATGTCGGGCGCCGCAGCCCGGAAGGAACACCATGACCCACGCCCAAGACATCCAGACCCGCGACGGAGTAGCCGCGGTCGTCTACACCAAGCCTGACTGCCAGCCCTGCCGCATGACGAAGCGCAAACTCGACGCGGCCGGCATCTACTACACCACCGTCGACGTCACCCAGGACGAGACGGCGCTGGCATTCGTCAAGGCCCTCGGCTATACCGGCGCACCCGTCGTCTTTGTCTCCACCCCCGACGGCGATGTGCACTGGTACGGCCTCAACGTCGCCATGATCGAGCAGCACATCACGAAGCGTGAAATCGCCGCATGACGCCGTGCAAACGCGGCTGCTGCTGGAGTCCCTACGGATGCGCCACGGCCAGTGAATGCGACTGCCACCCGACGCCGCTAACCGACTGGCTCGGAACCCCCGCCAACGAACCAACCAACCGACTCGGCCACCGTGACCCCACAGCCAACCAGGCAGTCATGAACGTCATGCGACAACGGAAAGGAAACGCCCGCTAATGGCCTACGTTTACGGCGGCACCATCCGGGACGCCGCCACACCACTCCCGGCGCCAACCCGCCCGCAGAATCCGGACAGCTTCGACCCCTCAGCCTGCGGCACCTACGCAGGCTATGCGCGGCACCGGAAGCACAATATCCCCGCATGCCAGGACTGCAAGGACGCCATGGCCACATATTCGCGGGACCGCTACCAGCCAAAGAAGCCCCGCGGATTTAGGGCAGACGCCTGCGGGACATGGGCCGGCTGGCACCGGCACCGCTACCACGGCGTACCCATATGCGAGCGATGCAAAGCCGCAGCGCGGGAGTTCCAACGCAAGAGCCGCGAAGCAAAACGATCAGCCGAAAGGAGCAGCACGACATGACCAAAGACAGGCGGCTCTACGCCAAGTTCGACATCGGCATGGACGAGCACGCCAAAATCATGCTGCTATCCGACGCAGCGTTCCGGGCCCTCTTCGAGTCGACCCTCTACTCGCGCCGGCAGCTCACCGATGGCTTCCTCGATGAAAGAGTTGTGAGGCGAAAATGGGGCAGTGATGTTGCATCAGAGCTCACATCAAACGACTCCGAACGGCCTTCATGGGTGAAAGTCGACGGCGGATTCCAGATTCACGACTTCGCCGAGCACCAGACGACAACCGCCGATATTGAGCTAAAACGTGCGGCAGGACGTGCCGGCGGACTAGCAAAAGCTGGCAAAGGTCTAGCACCTGCTAGCAAAGTGCTAGAGCAAAATGCTAGCAAACCCCTAGCTAAGACAGAGACAGAGACAGAGACAAACAAAAAGACTTCATCATCACCAGCTACGCCGCCGATGGAGTTCGACACGTTCTGGGCTCAGTACCCGCGCAAGGTCGGCAAGCTCGCAGCGCAAAAGGCATTCTCTAGAGCTACCAAGCTGGCCAGCGCCGAAACCATCACCGCAGCACTCGACACCCTCCACAAAGAAGTGCGCGGCCAAGACCCAAAGTTCATCCCCCACCCGGCCACCTGGCTAAATCAAGGCCGCTGGGATGACGAGCCCGCAAAGACCGGCATAACCGCCGCATCCCCATGGTCGAAGGAGTTCCACCAGTGACCGAAGAAAACCCGAATCACGACGCCGTTGCCGAGCAGTCGGTCCTCGGCGCAATGCTCATCAGCCGGGACGCGATCGCTGACGTAGCGGACATCCTCGACGGCGGCGACTTCTACCAGCCCGCGCACGAAACGATCTACCGGACCATCCTCGACGTACACGGCGCAGGGGCCCCCGTAGACGCCATCACGATCAATGACACCCTCACCCGGGCCGGGGAGCTCACAAGGACCGGTGGGGCAGCGTACACGCACCACCTGGCGCAGTCGGTCCCGTCCGCAAGTGCTGGGGCCTACTACGCCGAGATAGTCGCCAATATGGCAACACGGCGCCGACTGCTCATGGCCGGCCGGAAAATTCAGGACCTCGCCGGCAGTGGCGGCGACGTTGACGAACTGGTCGAAGCGTCACGCCGCGAAGTCGACCAAACCTCGCGGGCAACCGGATCGGCCGTACTCTCATTCGGCGAAACGATCGACACCATGCTCGGCACCCTCGACGACGAGATCAACCACCGGCCAACCCCATGGCAGGCGCTCAACAATGTGATCGGCGGGCTACGGCCGGGCGCGCTGTACGTCGTCGGCGCCCGGCCATCCGTGGGCAAGTCCGTCGTCGCGCTCAACCTCGCGCAAGGCCTCGCGCAACACGGCTCTGTCGCGTTCTCATCGCTGGAAATGTCGAACAACGACGTCCAAATCCGGGCCGTCTCATCCGACCTGAACCTCGACGTCTCCCGCCTCATCGAAAGGAACCTCACCCCGGGCGACTGGGCAAAGATCCGGGAACGCCGCGCCTCATGGCAAGACGTGCCCCTGTTCGTCGATGACCGCTCCGGCGTCACCATCACCGACATTAAACGCTTCGCCCGATCCGTGAACCGCCGCAAACCACTAGCCGGCGTCGTCGTCGATTACCTGCAGCTCATGGCCCAACCGCACGGCGACAAACGGCCCCGGCACGAGTTCGTCGCCGACATGTCCCGGCAACTCAAAATCATGGCCATGGACATGCAAATTCCGGTCATCGCACTATCGCAGCTCAACCGGGCCAGCGAATCCAGGAACGACAAAATGCCGATGCTGTCCGACCTCCGCGAATCCGGCGCCGTCGAACAAGACGCCGACGTCGTCATCCTGCTACACCGCGAAATCATGGGCGACCTCCGGAACGATCTGTCGATGCTCGTTGCCAAGAATCGGCACGGCGCAACAGGGCTGGCCGAACTGGCCTTCTGGGGCCACTACTCCAAAGCGCTCGACCAAGGCATCACCCCGCAGGCCGAAGCCAGGACTAGGGCCGCATGACCAACACAACCACACACGAAGACCACGAAGCCCCGGCAACCGCTGGGGCTCTTTCATTGGGGAGAGAAATGCAGCCTGAACTACTGGACCTATTCTGCGGCGCAGGCGGCGCCGCGCAGGGCTACATCGACGCAGGATTCAAAGTAACCGGCGTCGACATCGCACCACAGCAGGACTACCCCGGCACATTCATCCAGGGTGACGCGATCGCCTACCTGGCCGCCCACGGCCACAAGTTCGCCGCACGCCACGCAAGCCCGCCATGCCAGGCTTCATCAGCGCTCACCAAGGGCACAAACAAGGGCAAGGAATATCTAAACCTCATCCCGGCCACCCGGGCACTACTCGCGCTCTTCGACGGGCCCAACGTCATCGAAAACGTCCAGGGCTCCGACCTGCGCCGCGACCTCACCCTCTGTGGCGAAATGTTCGGGCTCGGCGTTATCCGGCACCGCTATTTCGAGACGTCCGGATTTACCGCGATACCCCTCGACCACAAGCCGCACCGCGGGCGCGTTGCTGGCTGGCGTCACGGCGAATGGTTCGACGGCCCATACTTCGCCGTCTACGGAGAAGGCGGCGGCAAGGGCACCGTCCAGCAGTGGCAGGAAGCCATGGGGATGCACTGGACCAACAACCGAAAGAGCATCGCCGAAGCAATCCCGCCGGCATACACCCGCTTTATCGGCGGCCAAATCATGGCCCGCCTCGAATCCGAAGCCGCAATGAAGGAGCTGTCGTCATGACCAAATTCAAACTCGGCGACGCCGTCCGCATCATCGCCACCCCTAGCCGCTATTTCGATTCGGTCGGCACCATCGCCGACGTCGACCGCAACCACCCGCTACTCCCGTACCAGGTCGATCTCCACGAAGGCCGCCCGCTCTGGTTCGGGCCCAACGAACTCATCCTCGCCGAACACCAGACGGAGGAGGTGGCATGATCCAGACCTTCCCCAAGCACCCCGAAGCGGACGACGTCTACTACATCGACGGCGCATGGACCCCCGCAGCCATCACCGCACAAGACAAACGCTTCAGTGAGGCGGAGTTAGCGGCCGAATATTACGCGGCCCACGGCGAGGCCAACGCCCTCATGACCGGCAACCCTCGCCTGCTATTCAGCCGCCGCCAAACCATCAAGAGGTCCGCCACACTCCCCCACTACGACGAGGAGACGCCATGATCCACGCATTCATCCCCGGCACGCCCGTCCCGCAAGGATCCGTTGATGTCTACCGCGGCCACATCGTCGCCGTGAAACCCGCGCTCCGGGAATGGCGGGACAAGATCCGGGCCTCGACCATGGCCCGCCACAACGGGGCGACACCGATGGACGGGCCGCTAAACGTGTCGCTGGTCTTCCAACTCGCACCGCCCAAGAAACCCCGATGGTGGGCGCCGGCCGTGAAGCCCGACGGTGACAAACTCTGCCGCGCCGTGTTTGACGCATTGTCGACCACGAAAACCCAAAAGGGCGTCATCGTCGACGACGCCCGCATCGTCCACTTCGACGTAACCAAGACCTACCACCACACACCCGGCGTCTACATCACCATCACCCACGCAGGAGAGAACACATGACCGAAATGGACTTTGTAGACGCGAGGCCGATCAATGGCTACTTGCTGCATGCCGTTCGCAACCAGCCCGAATGCTTCACCAGGACGGCCCCGCGCATCGTCGTCACGTACATCCGCGCACTATGCGGCGTGGGGCGCGGCGGGATGCTCGTGAGGCTCGACAGAGACGGCGAGATCCAGCCCTACAAGGGCGTCGACGGTTGCGATGCCTGCCACGTCAAGGTGAACAAGCTGCGGAAGGAGGCCGCCCAATGACCCTGACCGACCACGTCCACCAGCTCACCCGCCCGCACCTGACGCAAACCCGGGACGGCTCGCTGCGGGAAATGCCAGCACTGCTCGCCGAGTTGCGGCTCGCCGTCACGCCCGGGCAAAACGGATACGGTGGCGGCGCATCCGGTCCGCCCATACCGATCGACCCCGCCGCCCTCGACCTCATCAGGGCCATTGAATCCGAAGCCAGGAGGGACTACGCCGAAGCGATCGGCAACGCATGGCACGGCACGCTAGAGGCGCTGCTGCAGGCCTACCCCGCCGCGCCCATCAGCGCCGAATGGGAGGCCTACCTCGCCCGCGTAACGCTCGGATGGGTCGACCAGATCACGGCCTACCTCTGGCCCGTCAAGCCACGCCGGAAGCTCACCGGGAAGACATGCCCCGCCTGCGGCCTCGCGCTCCACGGTGACGAACGCGCCGTCTGCCTGTCCCTCGGATGCTGGGACGACGACGGCAACCTCGCCAAGATCGGCGCATGGGACATCGAATGCGGATCCTGCGGCGCCGAATGGGCAGGCGATCAAGTGTCGTGGCTGCTCAGGGCGCTAGACACGCCAGAGGAACGTGTGGCGGAAGTGGCCAAAGTCGGGTAACGTTAGTCGTGGCTGCGGAGACGTGGCTCAACTTTCAGGCCGATCCTAACGGATGGGCCTTTTTTGTTGCCCCAAGACTGGCGCCGGCCGATCCCCCCATGAGGTCGGCGCCTCACGGCAGTAGAAGAGGCAAGGTGCCAGGGCTGGCTGTAAACCGGTCCACGGTAGGTTCGATTCCTACTGCTGCCACGGCGACCCCATGTCGCTCCCATGAGTAAGACCGCCGGACTATTCACCCGGCAGGAGACGCCAAGATGGCGACGTTCCCCCGTCGTGGCAATGCAGACCCGTTCGAGCCGG